CGCTGAAAACACTGCGCAAAATCTTGCACTAGGAGATACATTATCCGCAGCGTCATATATTGTGGTCAGTCAGACCATTGCCAATTTAACTCCTTCTTATGCCAGAGTAAATGGAGTGAATTACACCAGAATAGTGATGAATACATCTGCTAATGCCACAATAGCAGTGAACACTAATCTTGCTGTGACTGTGACTGCATCAGGCACTGGAGCCAATTACACAGGTAACTTTTTATTCTTTACTCAAGCCAGTTGGAACAACTCAGGAGCTGCCAATGGCACCAGGGTGGCCACTTCATACACTCAATTTCCAGCCAACACTTCTGTGAGTGCTGTGACCACTAGAAGATTAGGCACAGTGACAACCATTAGAGCCACGTTCACACAAACTTTGACCACATCGGTGTCAGCATCCACTAGTATAACTTTACAATTTGGTGATCCGCAGTTTGCACTGCCAGGTGAACAGGTGTTTGCGTTCTTGTGTCAACCAGGATCATTGAACACATTAAGTTTAGCTGAATTAAAAGAATTAACCACCACTGCCATAGGTGGCAGAGGCACATTCCCCAATGGTCCAGACGTGTTGGCTATCAATGTCTACAAGATATCAGGCGGAGCAGTGAATGGATCTATTGTGCTACGTTGGGGTGAGGCTCAGGCGTAATAACTTTTTGGCTGTCTCCAGGTACTATCCTATAATTGTCTTCCACACTGTCAGCGGTGCTAACTTCAGTGATAGAACTGTTGTCTACTAGTGCTTCCAGTTGATGAGGCTGCAATGGTGGATTTCTCCAAACCTGTCCTTCTGACAATTCTTTTTGATAAATCTTAGCATCTTTGCAGTCTATCCAACGCACTAGAAATTTTCCATTGTTTACAAACCACGACTCATCCTTGATCTTGTGAAAATGCAAAGAACACTTATTACCTGCTTTAGTAAACACCATTATTTTACCACAATACAGTTCATTGGTGGCCCATATTAATTCATAGCCCCAACCTTTGTCCACTTTGCCTTCAGGTCTAGTTACAGTCATGTTCAATGTATTTTTCTATGGTTTTATATTGGATGCTCACATGAGTATTTAAAAGAGTTGTATCGGCACAGGTATAAGTTTGATATTGATGAGTCAATATTTTAGGCATAGGCACAGTAACAACTTTAGCTTGGTATTTTTTTGCAACAATTTTGGCAATCTCGGCAAAACTTGTGGCTGATCCTGTGCCAACATTAAAAATTCCACTTACCTTTTTGTTTAACATTTGATGATGTATTTCACACACATCTGACACACAGATAAAATCTCTTAAATAATTTTCACTTTCTTCAAAAATTGAAATTGTACCTTGTGTTTTAGCTTCATGAATAAATTTTGTAATAGGCGACGCTTGATTTTGTTTGTGTGTTTCCAAAGGTCCATACACGTTGAAATATCTAAATCCTTGAATGAGTGCATTAGGATTGTCTTTAATTATTGTATCCACTTCCCTATCAAACAAATATTTGCTCCAAGAATATGCAGAATTAGGATTTTTATTGGAAGATTCAGAAAAATCTTTTGTGTTGCCATACACACTGGCTGAACTGGCATATTGCAAAGGAACTCCTGCACTGATACATTTTTTTAGTAATTTCATACTGAAGTCATAATTCTGCAACATTATTTTTTCTATGTTAGTTTCTGTGGTACTACTGATAGCCCCCAAATGAATTACTTGATTAAATCTTATTGTGTCTGGAAAAGTTTTACTATCATATTCATATCCTTCCACAGTGTAACCTTGCTGTGTGAGATACTGCATTAAATTTTGACCTATGAAACCTTTGTGTCCTGTGATTAATATTTTCATGATTGTAATTTATCTATGATATTAGTGGTGGAAAATCCTTCCACTGTGGGAAATATGATCACTTGTGCTAGTTCATTGCCCACTGTGGTGGACACTGTGTAATCTCCACCCTTGACAATGATATCTGGTTTAATTTGTTCTATGATTGTTTGTGGAGTGTCTTCTGCAAATATAACTACTTCGTCTACCCAAGGCAACATTTCTAATTGACGTTTTCTCACTATAATATCATTTATTGGTCTGCCTTCTCCTTTGAGTCTACTCACACTAGCATCATCGTTAATGCCTACTATTAATTTTTTACCTTGATTCCTAGCAAATTTCAATAACTCTAAATGTCCTGTGTGCAATATATCAAACACTCCATTGGTCCATACCACTCCTTTGTTTAAATCTTCTTTGCTAACAGATACTACTCCAAATTTTTCCACGTTGCGTGCAGCAGCATAACAAGCCAATTCGCAAGCACGTGGCACNGTCATNCCTTGTTTNATNCCATATGCTATCACAGCCAGCACNGTGTCNCCTGCTCCGGTNACATCTGCNACTTCTCTCACNGGTTCCTGCACGTGTGTATAAAATCCTTCTTTGGAAACTGTGTGAATGCCTTTGACTCCATCAGTGATGACCAACCATTGCCAGTTGTGTGTTTGGGCAAATTTTACAGCTGAATCTTTATCAAACTGGCCATTCCACTGCTCATATTCTTTCATGTTGGGTTTTACTAAAAATGCTCCGTGATAGTAGTCTGCACTTTGTTTAGGATCCACCAACACCCATTGAGTTTTTTCTAAAATATGTTTTACAGTGTGTGGTTTAATTACACCTTTGGCATAATCACTCACTAAAACCATACTTTTATCTGTGAGTGAAAATAACAACTGTGATAAGCAACTGTCTTTGGTGTATGTTTTTTCTTTGTCCCAACGCAATATGTGTTGTCCTCTTTGTTCCACCAATCTAATTTTTGTGGTGGTAATTGCAGCATCTTCAGCTAAGGAAAGAAACACATTAGTGTTTTTTAAAATGTTTGTTAAACCATATCCGTCTGTATCTTTGCCCACTGCTCCAAACAATTGCACATCATCATATATTGATGACAAATTCACTGCCAAGTTAGCAGCGCCTCCTGGTGAAATCTTCTGTGATTGTTCCAACAGTATAGGAATAGGCGCTTCTGGCGACATGCGATCAGCAGTACCAATGATCCAACGATCCAGCATTATGTCACCAAGTATTTTGATCATTATAGGAATTTTAACATCTTAAAAACTGTTTCCAGTTTTAATTGATTGGTTCTGTTTTGTAGTGTGTTTCTTAATCCTTGATGCAAGGGTTTGGGCCATTTGCCAAATTGTACCCAAGCATATCCATCGTGCTCTTGATTGAGTTTGGGTAAAAATTCATTTTTGACCACGCACAAATATGTGTGATAAAGAAAATTTTCATCGTTGCTGACAAACGTTTCTAAAGGAATAGTTTTGAGTATTGAAACTGCTCCTATTTCTTCGCTGATTTCTCTTTTGAGAGACTCCCAAGGAGTTTCAGCTTCAGTATTGGTGCCACCCACCAGTCCCCACACATTTGACTGTTTGCTTTGTGTTCTATGAAGGAATAGGAATCTTTGTGTGTCTAAATTATAGAATAAGGCTCCGCAGCCAATTACTTTTTTATTGGTCATGTAAATAATTATGCTATAGACTGAGGTTCCAGGTGCCTTTACGATATTCACCCTCAAAGCTCAACAACCAAGTGGCACCGTTCCATTTGTACTGCACTCCGGTGTTAAGATTGGTAACGAATTTGAATGAGACCGTTGAATCTTCAGAATTGGAATTCACGCTGGCATCAAACAATATGTTCCATTGAGTACCATTCCATTCTATAATGTCATTGGTTTGAGCCACTAGATCTACACCACCAGTGGACTTCCAAGCATCTGCACCATCTACTTGACCAACAGCGCCTATGTCACTTAAAATCAATAATCTTAATCCTGTAATTTTGATTGCTGTAGGATTGAATGTGGCTGGATCTATAATATAATCCACTGTGCCTCTGGTGCTTACTCCGTTGAATAGTGTGTTGGTTGGAATAGTGTCTGGATCCCAATTCACAATTAATTGATTTTCATTGAGACTGTTGACAGCAAATGTACCTGACACAGTGCCAACTATGTCTGCTCTGTCTAAAAGTATTCTGCTGATGCCTGCTTGATACACTCCAGGATATAGATCCATCACCATCTTCCAATTGGTTTGACCCAGTATTCCTTTGTCCACTATTTGAACCACGCTATTAAGAACCACTATGTCATAACCACCCGCACTAGTTAAATCCACAGCATCTGCATCTGTTCTAACAGCTTTACTCATATTAACTTTGCCGTCAGCAGTGGTATTAATATCTGATTTAGCACTATTAGCCACTCCATCTTCGTATGCTTTCAGCTCAGGCATACTCATTCCTAAATCAATATCTCCTGATTCCTCATTGAATATGCTGGTGACAATTTTTGTAATCACTCCTAATTTTTTTACTTTGGTTGGCGGACTGATAAAAATAGGAGTTGTAAATTGTAGTGTGGCAATGTCTATCTCGCTTTCTGTGCCTGTGGGTATACCTCTTGAACTAAAAGTTATTCCATTAA